AACTGTACTGTTATGCAACACAAGCAACTAGAAGCAGATGATCTTATTGCAGGTTGGGTACAAGCACACCCTAATGATCATTGTGTTATTATTAGTACAGACGGCGACTTTGCACAACTAGTAGGTCCTAATTGCACACAGTACAACGGTGTTGCTAATATGACTATTACAGATAGAGGCTACTTCAACGACGACGGCACGCCTGTTATTGAAAAGAAGACACAAGAAATTAAGCCTGCACCGTTGCCCGACTTTATGTTGTTTGAAAAGTGTATGCGCGGTGACACTAGTGATAACGTGTTTAGTGCTTATCCTGGTGTGCGTAAAAAAGGCACTAAGAATAAAGTAGGTCTTATTGAAGCATATGCTGATAAGACTACAAAAGGTTACAACTGGAATAACATGATGCTACAGCGTTGGGTAGATCACGAAGGTGTAGAACATCGTGTACTAGATGATTATAATCGCAATGTTGTATTATGTGACTTGACTGCACAACCTGCAGACATTAGAGAGATCATTGATACAACTATTGCAGAACACGCAAAGCCTAAAGAAGTAACACAAGTAGGTATGCGTCTTATGAAGTTTTGTGCAAAGTGGGATATGCAACGAGTTGCAGATCAAGCACAATCTTTTGCAGAACCATTACAAGCAAGGTATCCGGTATGACTATAAAAGCAAAACCTGTATTAAAAGATAAATTTTGGATTGTCGAACGTAATCAAGAACGTATCGGAACTATGTCATATAATGACGATCGTTATATGTTTAGCAATCAAGCGGAAACTTGTTTCTTTGACAACAAGCGAGAAATGAAACAAAAGTTTGGGGCTGAAATTGTTTGGACTACACTAGGTAGTGAAAATCTTGTAGAACCTGTAGAACTTGAAAAATGTAGTGTACACGGATTTCCTACTAGCGTAAGTCCTTATAATACAATGTATGATGTAAAACGCAAACTACCTTTGTTTACTAAAAGTAACAAATCTAAAAGTGCATATTGTGCAGGCTATTATATTATTGAGTTTGAAAAAGGTTGGGTTAAAAGCTTTTGTCCTAAACTAATTACTATTGAACGCTATAATTTTAAAGGTCCGTTTAAAACAGAGATAGAAATGAGATCGGAGTTATCACGTGCCGGACGTTGAACCATTAAACACTATTCCTTTACAGCAATTTCTAAATGCTGTAAAGGCGGCTGAACAAAGTCGTGCAAGAGAAGTTAAACTAGACATTGCTACTGCAAAGACACTAGCGTTTACACTAGGCGCTGTTATGAGTCGCTTACACGGTGATCTTGAACTATTAGTTGCACAGTCTAAAGATAACAGTGAGGACGTTATTGAAATTAATTTAGATGGCGGTTCTAAGTTTTAAGTGCGCAGATAACTTTTAAAAAGATAAATATATGCGTAGTTAATTAAAAGGAATTACGCATATGAGTAGACCAAAGCCTACAGTTATATTAGAAAACATCAATAATAAGACCTATAAGAGCGAGCAAGTATTAGAAGCTGACGCTATATGGGCAGTATTTTATTTAGAAAAACCATTTAATCTTAAGAGTGCAAATGCACTTACTAATTATCCAGGACCTAAATACAAAAAAGTTAGCTTTAGTAATCCCGGCCACGCACATAACTTGGCTAAAAAATTAAACGAAATGTTCAGAAGTGAGGATTTTGCTGTATACAAACTTACTCATGGTGAAGTGGTTGTAGAGGAATGAACTGGAAAGAGACTTATACTAAGCTCTTTTTAAAAGAACTAGGTAAAAGTACGAATAGCGTAACAGTGACAGAATTTATGCCTCTATGGTGGAAAAACAACAGAGATAAAAACTCAGGTGGATTACGCTTAACAGAAATGGGATTTGATATACTGACTGAGATAGACCTAGCAACATACGATATACCGTATCCTCGAGATGTTCCCCTATCTACACAAGTAATCATACATCTTGACAAGTTTATTGACTGTCCTTACTACCTTACAAATAGAAGTATTATAGTAACGAACGAAAAGAAGGCTGTCGAGCTTACTCTTTTTAGTGGTGATTTACGCAAATACGGCTTAACTAAAGCAATTAATAGACAAATAAAAGATTAAATTTCCTTCCAAAAGTGGTTGACATTTGCTGTAATGGTGCTATAATATATGTATAGTTTAAATAAAGCAACGCAAAAAGAGGGTACTACAAATGGATACTTCAACTCGCACAGTTAGTCCAAATGGCGCAAAAGCAAGCATCAAACACGCACTTACTAAAAAACGTCCTATCTTCTTATGGGGACCTCCAGGTATTGGTAAGTCTGATATTGTAGCACAAATTTGTGAGGGCTTTACAAATTCACACTTAATTGACATTCGCTTGTCGCTTTGGGAACCTACAGATATTAAAGGTATTCCATACTTCGACAGCAACTCAGGTACAATGGTTTGGGGTGCGCCTAGTGAATTACCAAGCGAAGAGTTTGCTGCTCAATTTGATCACATTATACTATTCCTAGACGAAATGAACTCAGCAGCACCTAGTGTGCAAGCGGCAGCATATCAACTAATTCTTAACCGTCGTGTAGGCACTTACAAGCTACCAGACAATGTTATGATTGTTGCTGCTGGCAACCGTGAAGCTGACAAAGGTGTTACTTATAGAATGCCTGCTCCGTTAGCTAACCGCTTTATCCACTTAGAACTTGCTGTATCATTTGATGATTGGTTTAACTGGGCTGTTGCAAATAATGAACACACTGATGTTGTAGGTTACTTGACATTTGCAAAGAAAGACTTATATGACTTTGATCCACGCAGTTCATCACGTTCGTTTGCAACACCGCGTAGCTGGTCTTTTGTAAGCGAATTGCTAGAAGATGAATTAGACGAAAACACTACTACTGACTTAGTAGCTGGTGCAGTTGGTGAAGGTCTTGCTGTTAAGTTTATGGCACATCGAAAAGTTGCGTCAAGTATGCCTAACCCAAGTGACATCCTAGCAGGCAAAGTAAAAGAGCTAAAGACTAGAGAGATTAGTGCAATGTACTCGTTAACTGTGTCGTTGTGCTACGAGCTTAAAGAAGCTTGCGATGCAGGTGATAAAATGTTTGATGACAAAGTTAACAACTTTTTACGCTTTGCAATGGATAACTTTGATACCGAACTAGTTGTTATGGGTATTAAACTTGCACTTACACAATATGCATTACCAATTGATCCAGACGAAGTTGATTGCTTTGACGAGTTCCATGAGCGTTATGGTAAGTATATTAAAGCTGCAAACAGTATATAAGACACAAAACGGGCGGGCTCTTTTAAGCTCGTCTGTTCTTTTATAAATAAAATAGTTGACATACATACTAATCAGTGCTATACTATATGTATAAGTTAATAAAGAAGGGGCAATGCAATGGCTACTAAAGATACACAAAGTAAACTAAAAAACTTTACTCCAGATCCAGATATTACACCTGAAGCACTAGAAGAAATGCGTGTAGAAGTAATGGACCGTATTATTACAGCACGTATTGGCTTGCTATTGCGTCATCCTTTCTTTGGTAACATGGCTACACGTTTAAAGATTGTTGCTGCCGATGAATGGCTTGGCACTGCGGCAGTAGACGGTCGTAACTTATACTACAACACACAATTCTTTAATGCTATGAATAATAAAGAAATTGAATTTGTTGTTGCACACGAAATTTTACATATGGTATTTGATCACATAGGTCGTAGAGAAGATCGTAATCCTATGATTTATAATATTAGTGCAGACTATATCGTAAACAATACACTAGTACGTGACCGTATTGGTACTATACCAAGTATTGTACAATGCTACCAGGACTTTAAATACGAAGGTTGGACCAGCGAAGAAGTATATGATGATGTATACGAGCAAGCTAAGAAGAACGGCGAAGAATACTTGAAGCAACTCGGCGAAATGCTAGACGAACATCTTGATATGGATGAAGGCGACGAAGGCGGTAGCGATGGTGATCTAAGCGAAGATGGTAACGGTAATACTACAAGCAAAAGTCAGCCTACATATTCTAAAGAAGAAGCAAAACAAATTAAAGATGAGATCAAAGAGAATATGATTTCAGCGGCACAGAGTGCAGGAGCAGGCAATGTTCCAGGCGCGGTTGCACGTATGATTAAAGAGCTCACAGAGCCTAAGATGAACTGGCGTGAAATTATTCGTCAGTCAGTACAAAGTTCAATTAGAAGCGATTATACATTTAGTCGTCCTTCACGTAAAGGACAAATGAGCGGTGCTATTTTACCTAGTATGGACTTCCAAGATACTATTGACGTTGCTGTTTGTATAGATATGTCAGGTTCAATTGGCGAAATACAAGGCAAAGACTTCCTAGGCGAAGTTAAAGGCATTATGGAAGAGTTTCCAGACTATAATATTAAGGTATGGTGCTTTGACACACAAGTATACAATGAGGAAGACTTTGAAGCAAATGACGGCAAAGACTTGTTAGACTACGAACTAATGGGCGGTGGCGGCACTGACTTTATGGCAAACTGGACATATATGAAAGAGCAAGAATATGTTCCTAAGAAACTTATTATGTTTACAGATGGTTATGCTTGGGATAGCTGGGGTGATCCGGACTACTGTGATACAGTGTTTGTTATTCATTCAAACCGTGATAAGAACTTAGAAGGACCGTTTGGTACATCAGTACACTACGATGCGGCTGCATGATAAAAAATAGAACACCAAATCCATTAAATGTATTCGAAGTGAGGCAAGTTAAAGCGGCTTTGCTACACTTTGAGTACGTTAACTTGCCTATGACATACAACCTAGAAGAAAGTTTAGTTAAATGGATTAAACAACATCTAAGGCATAGATTTTATGCTGGTAAAAACGTAAGCCTAGACAATGAAAACAAACTAACACAAGTATTAACTGTCGGGTTTGAAGAGACAAAAGATATGAGCTATTTCATGTTAGCGTGTCCACATTTAAAGTACAAATAAATAAAGTACGCATATATACTATACAAGGAGAACATTTATGAGCGAAGATACAACCGTTGAAGCAACTGTAACAGAAGCAGCAACACCACCTGCAACTGAAGAGTCACAAGGTCCAGACCTAACAATACAGGATCTGCAAGCACTTAAAAGCATCATTGATGTTGCAAGTCAACGTGGCGCTTTTAAGCCTAATGAGATGATGACTGTAGGACAAACTTACAGTAAACTAGAAACATTTTTAGCAGCCGTTGCACAACAGCAGCCGGCACAAGGAGCATAACATGGCAGCACTT